GGTGGATACTCTCTTGTGACCGGTACTCCTACCGGTCAGGGGCCATTACGGCCTTGCAAGTAGAGCTTCTGTGCACCGAGCCAAAGACGCGCTCAATAGCACATCAGTCGACGTCATCGAAATGACATCGCTGTCCGTCACCCACGGCCCGAGATAGGGCCAATTTGTGACAACCCGCCTCTTCTCCACAATACTCACTTTCCGACCATTTTTGGTCGTAGGAGGTACTGCCGGCATCGCAAGGTTGAACGCATGAAAAAGGTCGCTACCCTTTCCCAAACGTAGCGTAACGAAGTCGCCTGAACCGCCATTGCTGGACGATCCAAACCACCAGAGCTTGCACTCTTCCTTTTCAGGACGAGGCAAGGGTAGTGAAAACTTCGTGTAGCTTTGGTTATACAACCAGGTGACGTAACCAGCCTTTCCCGAGAGTTTCATCTCGCGGACGCCTTCAAAGAATGTCTTACAACGGTAGCCAAGGAAAGTCCTGGGCTGCCCGCGCTTGACACCTTCACAGAAGGCTAGGCTGGGTGCAGCCTCATCGAAATCCATGATGAGGCCGTCGTCTGTTTCGCCTAGGGGAATACGGCACAGCAATACCCAGTCGGGCAGATGGGAAATTACCCACTGCCAAACAGGTAGAAGCCGGCCATCCCTGTGATCACCTCGGTGAGACCACCGGGTGATGTTGTTGGCTAACAGAACGATAGATGATATGCTATCTAGCATACTATCCACGTAGAAGGGCGAGACGTCCATACCCCTGAGATAGTGCTTCCCGCACGACTCTCTAAAGGACGGTTCCGGCGCGGAGAATGTCTTATCCGTATTGAAACGGAACCCGCAGTATGCGAATACCTCCGTTAGGAGGTCCATCGCTTCCACGGGGATAATCAGATCATCCCCATACACCGAAATATCCGGAGGTATGCCTAAGTACTCACAGGTCGCATAGGCTAGAGTCCAAAAAATCAAGGACTCAAGTTCGAACGTAAAGCCACATCCCATTGCTGAGAAGAGCTCGTATTCGTGCAACTTGTCAGTTCCTTCAACCAGGGCATGTGTCGACCTCAAAACTTCTAGAAGTCTAAACCAGGTCGGGTCGTACTTTTCACAATGGGGATGATCCCCTAAGTACTTCCAAACCAATGCGGACGTAACACTATTGCTTGCGCTTTTAGCGTCAACAGTAGCCCGCCTGCCATCAATGGACGCCTGATAGGCAGCCCTCTGGTTGATAGACTGGTCGTTCAGGTTGATACCTGCTTTGAACATTGCATCACGCATGCACCCACCGAGGGCGAGTTGCATGTAGATCTGCATATCGGTTGTTATGCCGATTGTCCGGCCAGTCCACGCGTTCTTAGGAACGCATCTCAACAGATCGTAGTCACACACTGAAAGTGCTAGCGTGACCTCTTTGATCCCCGCATCGTAATCATGGCCATATGCCCACCCGGGCATCAGCGACATGACGGTACGGGCCAGAGGCAACGCCGATCTGTTTACTTCGGGTGTTCCTGAGAGTTTTCCATATACGCTGGCGTCTTTCCGAGCCAGTCGAGTGGTAGCCCCAGGACCAAACCTCAATCCTCCCAACCATTTCTCCCACGAAAACCGTCCCAAAATCTCCATAGCTTTACACGACGCGGTATGCAATATACGCGACGCGCGGCTGTTTCCAGCCGATGGAGTGAGAAGACGATCATTCGTGGAAGCATTCAGCGCCTCATCCTCGAAAAACGAGTTAAAAGCCGCTGCGGTTGTGTCAACGCCCAGGTCAAAACCTGGGTACTTCCTAACTACCTCTTTTATGAGGTAGCGATCTCGAAACCGCGGTCCCGAAATCTCCGTGGAAGGTAGGGGCTGTCGTGTCCACCGCTCCGGTCCTGCTGCCAAATCCCCTCCTGGGGGTTCGACATCGAGGGCTTTTGCGAGACGCACGACAAGCTCCAAAGCGTCAACAGGAGAACAATTGCCATCACGGTTAATTGTTTTACCCATGAGAAACTCCATTGGGTTGAGCCCGAGGTTACCCTACGGGCAGCTGTGTGGATGAATCGGACGACGTGCTGGAATAAAATTTCAGGGATCATGAGATCCCCTACCAGACAAATTCGCCCTTATCAATGGCGTTAGCCACCGGAGTGGTGAGCAGCAAATTGCTACCCATCACACGCACGTTCTTCGCGTCCTGCTCTTCCCAAGTCTTGGGAACGATACAGGTCGTTCGGATCGTTGCGAAATCCGCCACACGGGAAACCGTGACGCCGTTGATGGTTTCGTCCAACACACGGGGCACGACGAGGACAGTCTCTGTCTTGTACAGACCCTTGGGTTCGGCAACCTTAATGGTTGCGGTCTCCCGCCCTTCTGCAAAAGTCACGGCGTAGTTTTGATACTTCGCCATGTCACCTGCCACTCCGCGAGGAGAAAGCACGTGGTCGACTGGAGTGGATTCACCGTCAGCGACGGTTAGGGGTGCATTATCGGCCATTTAGGACAATCCTTATGGTCAGTTTAGTGTAAAAGGGCTAATCGACTGATTCAACCCCGTTCTTTTCAAGAACCCCTATCGCCCCCGGAGGCAGCGATAGTTTTAGAGACCTGAACGACAGATCAATGGGAGCTAGATGCGAAGGTTTCGCATTCTTGACTTAGCGCGGCTCGCGCCCTCCTTATTCCCGAGAACGTTTGACAGCAAGAAAATGCTGTCCCACATCCTTTCAAAGTTCAGAGGGGAACGCGACGACACGATAGTGGGTACTGGCGGTGTATCGTACACCGACCGAGTGAAACCCTCGTGCGTCGCGTGTGGGACGTCCTCAGTGGAGATCTCGACATCACTGTACGGGACCTGTGCACGCGGCTCCACTACCTCAGTGGACCTCAGGCTCCAGTATCTCGTACATGATCCCGCCTTAAAGGCATAACCTCCATTCCAGGCATTTATAGCCTCGAGGAAATCACCAACGCCTATAAACCAGTCTACAACAAAGGAATATGGGGTAACCTCCCAGCCCGTTAACAACGGATTGGTCAGTCCCACGTCCCGTAGACGAAGATAGGCGCTGTTGTCGATGGTGGCATCTAACCTAACATGGACTTCGTGCAATCGTGATGTTTTCTTGCTAGTATAGCAAGGCACCACGACATAACGCCCGAAGTATCCAGGTACAGGGGTCGATGCTTCTTTTTTCAAGTCGAACCGTCGCGAATGGTTCGAGATGATATAGCGATCAAAGGAGCCGTTATCGGCCTTCTCGATCGCTTCGACAGATCCCGCTATATCCATCAAAGATGGAGCAATTCCATAGCGGGTAGTCAACCACGCATTTTTAACAGCCGTTACCGGCTGCCCACTCCGCCATTGGTTGAGCGCTTTTGGCGTCCAACCGCGGGGAACACCCTTATTCCACTTCCACACTTTGGTGGTCGAGGTTTTCCAGGCACGTTCCCAACGACCTTTTCTTAGGTCACGGAGTAGTCGCGTAGTTGACGTACACCAATCAGATACCATATTGGCAGTCTGTTTTCGCTCTAAAAAGGCGACTGACAGATCTACCGCGGCCTGCCCAAACTTTGCGAGGCACTTTACTTCGGCCTCTGCTTGCAACTGTGCAAGTAAAGCTGAGCTGGGATCCGCAGGCAATGTTGGTTGGTGTACATGGTTCGTCCCACTCAGAAAGTCATCACCACGGTAAGTACCGCGGTAATTCATCACGGCACGATGCGTCGTCTTCTGGTAACCAGAGTACGGCGTTGGCGCACGCCACCCGAAAACATCCGGCGTGGTGTGCTGGCTAGCAGAGCGAAATCGAGAAAGATCATCCCCATATGTCTGAGTATAGTGATACACATACTGTGTACCATGATAGTCATCCACATAGTCCGCCACAAGAGTGAGCGCACTGGGGGAATTCACGAGCTCGTCGCTATGCATAGTTATATCGGCCTAAGAGTGGAACAAAGTTCCGAACGTCCAAATACTTCGGCACGTCCGAAGAGAGGGGC